TTTTACCTTAAATACATTCTCATATTGGTTGTAATTGATTACAACTTTCGTGTATAATGTATGTAATATGTCAAAATACTGTATAATGCCATTTGTATCTGTTAGGATCGAGGATGATAAAAATGATTCCAGTATGCGTATCAGACCCTGTTGCTTGTACGATACACAAGATCCGGTTAAATTTAACACAGTAGATGAATACCTGAAATCCGATTTACTACAAGAGTTACAAACTCATTTACTCACACAGGACGAGTTGCCTGCTGCTTGTAAAAACTGTGCAGCCGTAGAATCTCAGAATCAGCTGAGTGTACGGCAACTAAAAAACAAATACTTTTCAATCGACCCTCCGTCTAAAACAAACATAATTGAGTTAGATTTGTTCCCCTCCAATGTGTGCAACCTTTCCTGTATCATGTGCGGTCCAAAGTTCAGTAGTGCAATTGGGGCAGAGCAAAAGCGCATGGGCATGATCAAACAAGTTTACAACTTTGACGAAACTGATTTAATATGCGATGCTATTGAAACTATGCAAGGATTAGAATATGTAAGCATTGCAGGCGGCGAATTCTTCTATGCCAAGCACTGTACTCGAATTTTAAAATTAATCACACAGTCAGGTATTAAAAATTTTAAACTTACTACAAATGGGACTATTTGTAAGACAGCGCACCTGGAACTGCTGCAGAGCATATCGAACTTGACCATCCGATTCAGCTGTGATGGTGTAGGCGATACTTATAATTTTGTTAGGCATCCCAGCAGATGGGATCAAGTGCAAGCTAATATTTTGAAATTCAAACAGGCTCTGCCCCACGCACATTTTGAAATAGTCATGGTTATGCAGCCGTTTACTGTATTTTCTTTGTTTGACTGGTTGAAGTTTGCTCAACAGCACACATTAGAAACACACTGGATCAACATTCAAGGTCCGCGATTTACCTGGAAGATGTTGACCCAACAAGAACGCAACATTGCGTCTGAATTCATTATGTCTAATTTGGATGCAGCCAAATTAGACAGCAAGCAAAAATTGGCTCTGCTAAATTATGCTCGAAATACAATCAGTCAAGAAGTTTATGACTCTGATCATTGCGATCAATCAATCGACTACTTGATCAATGTTTACAAATTGCGTAAACTAACACAGCAGCAGCTAGATAATGTGATCGGTCCGTGGCAGTATCTCAAACAAAAAGTCAACATGAAATTATCAAATGAAACGTGCAACCATAGTAATTAGAGACGAAGTCAATATCAAGATCGAAGGACTTGATTTGGACATTAGAAAAAAGTTAGTCAACACCTTCAAATATGAAAATCCATACGCGAGATATCTACCCAGTGTTCGATTAGGCAGATGGGATGGCAAGGTTGCTTACTTTCAAATGGGAGGCAGCACCTATGTAAATTTGCTGCCAGAGATTGTGCCCATATTAGAACAGTACGATTATGATATTGAACTAGATGATCAACGAGAATACTCCACAGTGTTTGAATTTGATCAAGTAAACGAAAACACATTTGGTCACAAATCTTGGCCAGCCGGACACCCAGTTGAGGGCCAACCTATTGCGATACGTGATTATCAAGTTCAAATCATCAACGACTTTTTGTCAAATCCGCAGTGTATTCAAGAAGTAGCCACAGGTGCAGGCAAGACTATCATGACTGCAGCTCTGAGTCACAGTGTGGAAAAGTATGGACGCAGCATTGTGATTGTGCCCAACAAGGATCTAGTGAGACAGACAGAAAAAGACTACAAGAATCTAGAACTTGATGTAGGAGTTTACTTTGGTGATCGCAAAGAATGGGGCAAAACACACACCATTTGCACTTGGCAGAGCCTGAATGTCATGCTCAAGAACACCAAGTCTGGAGTGAGCGATGTTACCATACATGAGTTTATCGAAGGTGTGGTGTGTGTAATTGTCGACGAAGTACACATGGCCAAGGCCGACGCACTCAAGACCTTGCTAACAGGCGTCATGAGTCAGATTCCAATTCGTTGGGGACTCACTGGCACTGTGCCCAAGGAAAAGTTTGAAAGCCAAAGCCTGTTGGTCAGTCTGGGCCCTGTTATCTCTAAACTGGCTGCTAGCGAACTACAAGACCGCGGTGTGCTAGCACAATGCCACGTGAACATTGTGCAACTGGTGGATCATGTGGAGCACTCAAATTATCAAAGCGAGCTTAAATACTTGCTGGAAGAACCTGGTAGGCTTGACGCAATGGCCGGGCTAATACTACAAGTAAACGAAACTGGCAACACTCTTGTGCTGGTAGATCGTATTGCTGCCGGGCATGAACTGGTATCAAGACTAGGCGACCGTGCTGTGTTTGTATCTGGCGCAACCAAGGGCACAACAAGACAAGAACACTATGACGAAGTTGCAGAGTCCACGGACAAGATCATCGTGGCCACCTATGGGGTGGCTGCTGTGGGCATTAATATACCTCGTATCTTTAACTTGGTTATGGTCGAATCCGGCAAGAGCTTTACGAGGGTTATACAGAGTATTGGGCGCGGGATTCGCAAAGCTGAAGACAAAGATCATGTGCAAATCTGGGATATAACTTCGACTTGCAAGTTTGCCAAACGACATTTGACCAAACGCAAAGCATTCTACAAAGAAGCCAACTATCCATTCACAGCAGAAAAGCTCAAATGGTAATACAGGTTGACTTTGTGCCTGTAAAATTATATACTAAACACTTATGCAAATTTTAACTCTTGACAATGCACCTTATGATCTTGACCAGCTGCCCGACGAAGTAGATGACATGAGGTTTGCAATACTGGACAACAGCGATCCAGCCAATCCAGACTATCACTATATTCCACTGATCTTTCTTGAAAGTTTTAATGCGCCTGCACTAGTATTACAAATTGGTAACCAAAAGATCAAAATGCCCATTGACTGGCAGGTGTTAATTGGAGAACCCGAAATAGGCGATCTAGAAATGCTGCCGTTGACAGCCATTAATGATCGTGGATTCAAGGTTTTTCAATTCAACCCTTTGAGTAGTTTTCGTCCTAGTTTTCCTACTATTGAAATTGTTGATGTATATCAAGAAGTTGCTTGGTATGCGCCTAAATTAAAAAATGGGCAAATGTTAGCAGTACCTATTACTGAAGGTCCCAAGCCTGACTGCATTTATTTTGTTAAAGACATTAGCCGTAACTGTGAAATAGTGGACTACAACAAGGCTTGGTAATCATGGGCTCACTTAAACCTGGCGCAACTTTGATTTACGAACGTGTGGGTGACGAAGTGTATGCCCGAGAGTTTGGCACAACTGACCGCACGTTGGTTGGTTATGATCAAAAATCAGATACAAGGACTCAAGATGGTCGCCCTCTGATTGATCATATGAGAGAAGACAAGTTGTGGGGCAACATCCGGCGAGCTGCTCGCACCAACCCTGCTTTACAAGATGCGCTAGATCGTGCTATAATAATCTATAATTTGAGCAAAACAAATGAGTGACAAACTAGATATTGGTAATGAGATGCGGCAGTTTGATCGTAAGAACAGAAAATTCTACGACGAACTCACAGAAGAAGAACGCAAGAAATTTAGCAACTATCTCATGATTCGATGGGGCAGCAGTGTAGAAGGATCACGAGAGCTGCAAGAATTTTACTTGATAGCTACCAACGAGCGCCTCAACAAGCATTTCTTCAGCATGAGCAAGCATCCTAAATTGCAGTGGCTTATGGCCACAAGTGTGAGTCCCGGTATGGGAACACCTCGTCACAACTGGATCAGCATGAAGAAAAAAGAACCAGGTGCTGGCAGCATGAAAAAGCAATTGGCAGAGTTGTTTCCTCATCTCAAAGACGACGAAGTTGAACTGCTGGCCGAAATCACTACCAAGAAGGAGCTTGATCAATATCTCAAGGATCTTGGTCGAGACAAAAGTAAATGAGTTATATCTGCAAGTATTGCAACAAAAGTTTTGCTCGAGAAGCTACCCTGGCAGTGCATGTGTGCGAGCAAAAACGTAGATATCAAACGCAAAGTGAACCCGGCGACAGGTTGGGGTTCATGGCGTATCTTCGATTCTATGAACTATCGCAGGGACAGAGTAAAAATAAAACATTTGATGACTTTGCAAAAAGTCCGTACTACAAGGCATTTGTAAAGTACGGGCGTTACTGTGTTGACACTAAGGTAATCAATCCCAGTCGTATGATTGAATGGTTGTTGAAAAACAACAAAAAAATTGACAACTGGTGCAGTGACAAAGTTTACACAGAATATCTATTGGATCATTTACGAGTTGAAAATGTCAGTGATGCATTGTCACGAGCAATTGAATACAGTATGACATGGGCAGAACGAACAGGGAATCCTGCACACGACTGTCTCCGTTATGGTAACACCAATGCAGCGTGTCATGCTATAGTAACAGGACGTATTAGTGCATGGGTAATTTACAATAGTGAGTCAGGACAAAAGTTTTTGAGCGAACTTAATCCAGGACAAGTTGCAATGATTTGGTCCTACATTGATACAGACGTTTGGAATCAAAAGTTTCGAGATTATTCTGAAGATCAAAAATATGCACAAGAAATACTAACAAGAGCAGGATGGTAACATGATTAGAAATATCACAGGCGGCGTAGGTATAACTGTTACAGGCAGTGTATACAATACTCCTTACATTGACACCACTAGAGCCAGTTCCGGCATGGTTCGCTACATTGGCGGCAACCTGGAAGTTTACGATGGCAGCTCATGGTTGCCGTTGCAGTCCAGCTATCCAACAATCGAACTGGACGGCATAACACAGGAAGCCATACAATGGACACGCCGCCGGATGGAAGAAGAAAAACGCATGCTGGAACTGGCCAAAACGCATCCCACGGTAGCTGATGCACTGGCGGCACGTGATCGTGCAGAAGATGCTTTGCGAATTGTGATGGCTTTGTGTGAAACCAAATGAGCGCAGATATTGACATTGACATGCCCAACCGGGCTGCAGTGCTGAATTTGATTCAGCACACACCTGCACGACAAGACGCTGCAGGAAGAAAGCATAACTCGGGCATCTATGTAACTGATATTCCACAAGACCCTATTCACGGATGTGCTGCAATAGATTACGAAACTGCTGAACAACGTGGATATTTCAAGCTGGACTTTTTGAATATGAGTGTGTATCAGCTGATTCAGAGCCCGGAGCACTATGAACAAATGCTTGCAGCAACTCCGCCTTGGCAGCGTTTATGGTCTGACGCTGCATGGACTGGTCAATTGGTTCATGTGGGCAACTATTATGATTTGCTAAAAGAAATGAAGCCTAACAGTATACCCAGGATGGCAGCGTTCATTAGCGTAATTCGACCGGGCAAAGCACACCTACAACGCAGGCCATGGGACGAAGTATTTGCTTCAGTCTGGGACGGTGATTCAAGTCGAGGGTTTGTGTTCAAACACAGTCATGCCATCAGCTATGCAGCTCTGGTAGCACTGCACATGAATTTATTGGCCAGTCCTGTTTCCTCCACAATTGACCCCATGCCATGATTTCCAGTGGTGAATCTGCCATTGGCAACATCTTGTTCCAGTAATCATGGCATGATTGGTCTGCGGTTAAATTCAATTGTTTGCACAAATAATAACTGCCTCCGTTGACAAACAACTTGCGGTATTCTAGATTAACATGCTGATACTCGGGCTCTGGATCAATCTGTATATAATTACTTTGTAGTTGTTTTTTAAAATACTGTTGTCTAAATTTGTTGTCAATAGTAGCAGGATCAATTTGCTCGTAAAAGCGAATCACATGATCGATATCATTACCGGACACTAGAGTTTTTACCTTGTTTTCCCAGAAAATTTTTGGTAGACTTTCTTTGTCGGGTACAATATGGCAAATACTGATCCCGTGCCCGATATAATCTTCCATTCCAGAAATTGCACAAGGATGCCATGCGCCTGCTCTGGTAATACTACTATGTGAATCTATTGTTACATCGAGCTCTTTGAGTTTAGTGTGCAAGCTGCAATTACTAGACAATTGTTTGGTAAATCTCATGTTGCCGTTGCTTTGCCCTGTTGCAGGATCAATAACCCAGTTGTTGTTGAAATAGTTGGGCAACATTCCTAGCCAACCTGCAACAAAGTCAATCCTAGACCCGGGCTGACCCGATACCAACATCAGTTGTATAAATTCCATATTAGTTGACCTTGCGGACTAGCATTATGGATTTTCTTTTGCTTTTTCTACGTGAAATATCGGCCAGGCTGCACACTGGACCATGGACTATTTCAAGATCTTTGTTGACAAATGTTCGTAAACACGGTTTAAATTGTGCCCAATCGGACTTGAGAAAGATGTTTATGGGTATGCTTCTGTTGCTTTCCCACCACCAAATGTTGGCTAAATCCAGAAATTTTCGTTTATGTGTTTGATCTATTATTGCCCCAAAATCGTAGATAGTTGTGACAAGATCATCTTGATTTTGTATAATACCCACGTATTCATTGTTTGCATATATGCACAGAGTAATGAATGGGTATTTGTCTGTAAGCTTTTTAAATAAATCGCTGCCCATAAATATTAGTCGGAGATCCTTATGTATTCAACCACGGCGTATTTATATCAGCAAATTACCAAAGTATTATTGATTGACACCAGTGGTGTGGGTGCAGTATTTCAACGGAGGTGGAGTCCTGTGTATGCAAAAAAATTAACCATCAACAAAGGTGTTGATAATGTGATCTTGTTTGAGTTTGTAAACCAAGATCAAAAACCTGTAAATGTAACAGGTAGCACTTTTACCTTCAGACTTATCAACACTGCGGGATCCGCACTGATATTTTCTAAGGAGATGACAATTTTAAGTGCTGCTCAAGGTCGTGCAAAGGTAACATTAACTGCAGAAGAAACTACTGCATTTCCTGCTGAACCATCTTGTTACAGCATTGAGAAGTCAAGTGGCAATCTAACCGAAGCTGTATTTGTGGATGCACAGGCACAAGCACGTGGAGATGTTGATGTGTTTGATAGTGTATTTCCAGAGTTTGTACCAAGTCAAACCTGTACTATTCCTGAAATATACGGTCCTCAAGGATATCCTACTACGGTCAATGCAGGATCCTATCCAGATTGGGCTCGTAATCCCGGATATCCTTATAGTACACAGTTGGCTGACACAGAACGCTACACCAGTCAAGTTCCTACTACAGGAGCTGGACTGACCACCTTTGCAATAACCATGGACCATTTCACCGGCAATATCAAACCGGAAGCAGCAGAAGATTACCAATCAGTATTTTTCAATGTAGGTGAAGTACACAGTTATTACAATCACACAGGAACAGTTCATCTCAATGTACAAGGATACCATCCATTGATTCGACTGGGCATCAATAGTTATAGTGGTCAAGGAGCGCCCACTGGTTCATCCACTGCCACAGCCACTGCTACTGTTGCTAATGGGCAAATTCAAAGCATTACAGTTACATGGCCCGGTGGCGGCTATCTAGCACCACCAAATGTCAGTATCATTGGAGTTGGTGCAGGTGCACGAGCCGAAGCAGAAATTAATGCCAACGGTCAAGTATCAGTCATAAATGTTATTGATGGTGGACAAGGATATATTCCCAACCCTGTAAGCAATATTGCAGCAACAATTGAAATCAATACAGGGTTCATTACTAACATTTTATATAGATGAAATTTAAAAAAATTGTAGGATTTGGCGACAGTTGGATGTACGGTGACGAGTTAATTGATCCTCGATTGCTTGAGGAAAATTCAGATGCCCACGCTTCTGACTTTGCCAACACAGACTATCGAACTAGTCACTGTTTTCTAGGACTGCTAGGAGAAAAATACAACGTACCAGTGGAGAACTTTGGTGTTCCTGGCGGCAGTATGCAGAGCAGTATCTGGACTTTCTTATGGTGGTTAGAAAATGAAAAACTTCCTCTAGAAGATTGCTTAATCCTGATAGGGCATACAGACAGCGACCGTTTGAGTTTTTATAACCCAGCTCATATTAGTTATAGCGATGATCCTCCTTGGAACAAGTTCGTTCACAGTACCTGGGTAGAGTACGGCAGCAGTTCGGTGCCTAAAGATTTTAGACAAATGATCAAGCAGCAATTGGTATTAACCAATTGCATTGAATTTTGCAAAC